TATTCTAAATTTTTAAGGAGTAAAAATGTTAAAAGAGTATTCTTCATCTAAAAAATATTTTAATCCTGATGGAATTAATAGCTTAGATGAGAAGATATATGGCAGTAATCCTACAGGTTTTATTGATTTTAATAGAAGTAAATATTCCTGGGCTAAAAATACTTACGATCTGATGTTAGCTAATACCTGGTTTCCAAGTGAAGTAAATACAGCTAATGAGAAAAAGCAATTTGAATTATTAAGTGATAATGAGAAGATGATTTATAAACTAACTTTTGCTCAACTTAGTTTTAATGACTCTATCCAAAGTTTTTATCTAACAGATTTTTTAAAATTTGTATCTAATTCTATTATTAAAGCTACTCTTATCAAACAAGCAGAACAAGAAGTATTACATAGTAATTCTTATGCTGTTTTACTCGATGCTGCAGGAAATTCTGATGAAGTATTTGATTTATATAGAACTAATGATAAATTAAAAGAGAAAAACCAAAGAATTTCTGAGCAATTTGCAAGATTTATAGATTATAAAGGTGTTAATAATATGCTACTTAGTGCAGTAGCAAGTATAAATTTGGAAGGAATTTATTTTCTATTAGGTTTTAGTTTTATTTATACCTTAGGAGATAAAGTAGCTGGTGCAAGAGATATGATAGCATTTATTAGTAGAGATGAAATCAATACACATCTACCTTTATTTGCTAACATATTTAAAACCATTCAAAAAGAAAATAAACTTAGTTCTAATGTTATAGATATTGCTTATAAAATGATTAAAGAAGCGGTAGATATAGAATTAGATTATGGTAAATATTTAATTAATGAATATCCTATTATGGGATTAACTGAAGAATTATTAGAAAAAACTATTTATAATTATGCTAATGATAGATTAGAAAAAATTGGACTTGACCCTATATTTCCTAAAAATAAAACTACATATCTTCAAAAACTTGTAGATAAGCATCTAAATATGAATACTGTTAAAACTAATTTCTTTGAAGGTAATGTTAAAACTTATGCTAAAAGTAGCATTAATTTGGATGATTTTTAAGGAAATACTATGGAATGTATTGGATTTATGGCTATAGGTTTTTTGATTGGAGTATTATTTATATTATATTTTAAAAATATTATCTTATAAAGAGATAGAGTAAAATCTATCTCTTCTTAGCCATCTTTTTAAATGTCTTAGCAAGGCAAGCTCTCCTACGAGTTGTAGGATTTTTACTATTACATCCTTTTTTAATACAAGCTTGAGTAACTCCCTTAAATCCTTCTCTTTTACAATATGCAGTAAATGCTCCTGGTTTTTTAACTGCTTTTTGGATCCATTTAATATCTTTTGCCATTATATAACTCCTTGTGATTTAAGATATTCTAATGCTTCTCTTCCCTCATTAGGAGATTTAGCAGCTATTTGTGCGTGATAATAAGCATTAGAAATAGTAGGATAACGAGATTTTAAATACTGAACTACTCTAACTAAAGCTCTCTTTTGAGCCTCAGTTAATTTATCCCATCTACCTTTCCCTTTATATCTACCTGTTAACTCTATCCCTATAGCTTCACTATTATATTTACCTGCATGATAAAATTTATCATCTAACCCTTTTACTATATGTATTCTACCTTTTCTATCTATAGTAATATGAGCTCCTATACCTTTTTTTCTAATTCTTGGATCTTCTGGATGATAGCCATAACCTTCTGTTCTATGGAGAATAATAGTAGTTGTTTTCTTCCTTTTACCGTGATGAAGTTGAGGTATATCATAAATCTTTACATCAAATCCTTTAAAAGCTTCTTTTAAATCTTTAGGAAGTTTAATGCTTTCAGTAGAGTTATTAATATCCTTAATAGGATTATTAATGCCCTTAGTAGAATATTGAGCTAAATCTAAAGAATCCTGAGAAATCTTAGGATCTGATGGAGTAGATAATTTAGGTGGAGAAGTTTTAGGGATATCCTCACCTAAAATTATCCTCTTATAAGCAGGCATAGGGAGTTCTATGCCTATAGTATCTTCCATTAAAGAAATATCAGAATCTTGTCTAATATTATCCCATTCTAAAATATGTGCTAAATTTTGTATCATCTCAATCCTTGTCCTAAATTAGGTAAATTAGGATTAAAAATTAAAACACTTGTTCCGTGTTCATATCTTTTAGCATTAAATATAATACCATCATATCCTCTCTCAGCTAATAGATCCTGGAGTTCTTTAGATAACTCTGGAATAGTTGTTCCATTAGGAGCTTCTCCTTCTTTTAAAATAGTAATAGCTTTAGTTAGAGTTGTTAGAGGATTATAAGTCTTAAGACTTAATACAGGTAATAATCTTAGTTTAAATACTCCTTGCTTAACATGTCTATATTGTCTATTATATCTATGAGAACGTTGAGCCTGTTTAAATCTATCTACACTACCTCTACCAAGTTTAAAATATGTTCCTCCATTATTTACTATAAAATTCTCCCAATCCCAATTCTCTGGAGTTCCGTGTTCTAAGAAATAAAATTGTTCTCTATGTCTCAAAGAATTCAATACCATTTGTCTAAGAGACTCTTGAACTTCTGGAGTTTGAAGTTCTGTATAAATATGACTATATTCTCTAATAAAATCATCTACTATAGGATTAGCATATCTAAACCAATGTCCTACTCCTCCATATTTTATAATATTCCCATTTTCATCAGTAATTTGAGTCTTTCCTTCTCTAAGTTGAGCTGATCTTTTATTAGTATTAATATATCTTCTAACTGCTCTTTGATATAAATTACGAGGATTTTGAGCTATATCTATAACATATCTTGCAAAATCAGCTAAAAGATTAGAATTAAGAGCTGAATCTTCTATAACCCTTGCTAATTCATTAGGATCTATAATTACTCTATTTACTCTTTTAGATGCATTAAAAGCATTTACTACATCTGTATTATTTAATTTAAGTAAAGTCCAAGCAGTTGTATATGGCTGATTACTTTTTTGAGCTATTTGCCATATAGTTTTTCTTTTATCTTCTGGAAGCCTATAATAATTAGCCAAAAAATTATATTCAGCTACATTTTCAGGAGATAATTCTCTATCTTGTCTAAAAGAAGTAGGAGTTAGATCTAATTCTTTTGATACTTCTTTTCTAAGAGAATCTACTTGCTGTTTTAACTCATTAGCTGAATGTCTATTTAATGCAGCTAATACATCTATTAAAGAGAAAGTAGTATCTGGAATTTGAGGATTAACTCTAACATTATCTAATAATTCTGATGCTCTTGTTTGAGCTTCTACATCTCTTGGAATAACTACTTCTGATGGATTAGAAGGCATTTGAGGTGTTTGAGTAGTTGTAGAAGATGCTAACCTATCTAAATCTCTTTGAACAGCTGTTATAGCTTCTTGAGTAAATATACTTCTTTGTTGTTCATTTAATTTTCTCCAAAAATCTACTATTTCTTCTCTTCTTACCTTACGATTAGAAGCTTTCCCAAGAACTGAAATAGCTTTTCTTTCCATTAAATATTTAGCACCTTTAGTTCCTGTTAAACGCATTTTAGAAATTAAATATAAGAAAATTCGAGAAGCAACAAAAACTTTAAATCTTTCAAATAAATCTGCAGATAATCCTCCTCTATCTAAAGAAACATTACCAAGTCTTAAAGAAGCCATAAAATTATCTACAGAAAAGACTTTATTAAAATCTTCTATCATTTTTTGAAGGTTTTGACCTTCTATAGATACAAATTCTTTATTTTGGAGATTTCTAAGAATATAATCCCATCTTATATCTTCTATAGGAGTATCTTCAAAGAAAGATTTTATAACTAATTTCTCAAATTTTTGAGTAGAAGGCATTCCTATTAATTGAGCTAAATCTCTAAAAGAATAAGATTCATTTAATGTTCTAAGAGATTTTAAAGCACTATCTTCAGTAATTCTACCATTATCTAGAGATGCTAAAATATTCCCAAGTTTAGATTTTATAAATCTTCTTGCATTACTATAATCTTGCAAAGTCTTTTCTACTACAGTATATTCTTCAGGAGGTAATCTATCTTTTAAAAGATTTCTAATAGTAGTTAAAGTATCTCTAACTTTAGAGACTACTAATTTATCCTGAATAGATTCAGAAGCAATAGTAAATCTTTTATATAGATCTATCATATCATATGTAGAGAGTTCAGAACCTATAAAATTACGCAATTCATTTTGCCATCTTGAAGGTAATTCCTGATAAAGTTCCTCAAATCTTGGAATAGTATATCTATCATTTGTATGAATAACTCTTAAATAATAATTTTGTAGATCATTAAGATTACTATCAGCTAATCTAATAGAAGCTATTGCTCTATTAGCTACTTCAGTTATATTCTGAGGAGTATAGATCCTCTTAGCTCCTATATTAGTAGTTTTAGTAATAGATGTAGATGCTTTAGGTTCTATTTCTGTTATATCTTTAACAGTATTTACTAATCCTTCTTTTCTTTTTAACCATTGAATAATTACTTCTGGATTAGTCTTACCATAGTTAATAAGTTCAGAAGCTGAATGTTTACCAGATAAATCAAATAGAGATTCTAACAATCCTCCCCAATCTATATCAAGATAATTTTTCTTCGCTTGCTCAAATGTGGCAGGTGGAGGAGTTTGAGTAGAATCTTCTACATATTTAGAAAAATTTTTAATATAGTTCTCATATACTTTTTCAACAGGAACATTAAATTGATCTGCATAAAATTCTATTACTTTATGAGCAGATGCTGGGTTTAAATTACCCATTAAATCATCCCAAGGTCTTCTTATTTGAGTAAATAATTTCTTAACTAACTTAGGATTTTCTACTAATTTAGCTGCAGCTATACCTAATGTTCCTCCTAAAGCTCCTGCAGTTAATGAATCTTCAACATCTGAAGTAGCTCTGGCATTTATATAAGCAAGAGCTGAATTTAAAGCAAATATTCCAGCTTTAGTTTGAACTGAAAGAGGTATAGTAGCCATATCTATTGCCATAGATCCTGCTGTAAATGAAGACAAGAAACTTGGATCTTCTCTGGATTGATATAAAATCTGATTAAATGTCTGGAGTTTATCTACTAACTCTTTATGCCTCTCATTATCAGGATCTCCTCCTAATAAATAAAATAAATCAGAAGTAGTAACTTTTAAACCATTCCAAGCATATTCTAATCCTGCTACAAAATCATCAGCAGGAACTCCTTTATTTTCAGCTATAAGTCTAATAGCTCTTTTAGCATATTTAACCTGCTTAGCCTCTTGTTTTAGATATGAAACTATCTCATCTGGAGTATATCCTTCTTTAAGAGCTGAGTCTATGTCATATTTTTTAGTCTTTTTAATATATGAAACTATCTCATCTGGAGTATATCCTTCTTTAAGAGCTGAGTCTATGTCAAGATATGGTTGTTTAGATTGCTCATAAAGTTTCTGAATAAATTCAGCTTTTTTAGGGGCTTTCTTAGAAATAGTATTAATATAAGACTCTACAAAATAATTATCCCATTGTGTAGGAGTAGTTTGAGGAGGATTAACTTCTTGAGAATTAGTTAAAATTTGTTGAGAACTATCCTCTCCTTGAGTATATTTAGGAGGAGTCTGAGTAGTTTGAGGAATTAAATCTAAATCTTCTTTAGTCATAGGTTTATAAAGTCCTGCATTTAATAGTGAAGTAGTTTTATTTTGTTCTAAACCTGCTTTCATCATAATGCTTCTCCTGATACTCTATTAGTTCTATTTTGCACATTAGTTAAACCCTCAACATTAGGATGCTTAGTAGCTTGTCCTAAAAGAGCCTGATATTCTGGCTGAGGTTGCAACATTTCAGCAGTTTCCTCAAAAATTTTAGCAATTTCTGGAGAATATTTAGTTTTAGTCATTTGAACTGATAACGCTGCTATTTTTGCATAACCTGCCGGATTAACAGTCATTAACATCTGACCTGCATTACCATTTAAAATAGTTTCTATTAATAATTGAGCTTTCTCATCTTCTTGATGTGTGTTAACACTCTCTACAAATAATTCTACATCTAAATTTGCTAAATCAGTATCTGGATCTGATAAAGGAGTAACTATTATATTACCATTCTCATCTCTTAACGGTTGTTGAGTTTGAGGATCATATTCTTCTTCATAAAAATATTCTCCTGTTAGAGGATGTTGTAATGGTCTATTAATCTCTACAAATTTAGTTGAATTAAACTCATCAGAAATAGAAAAAATCTGATGAGCTCTATAAAATTGTTGAACTAATTTAATAGTATTCCATCCTTGAAGTCTATAAAAAGTATGTAGAGCATCGTCTATATAATTTAATCCTACAATAGATGCTTGTTGTTGCAATTGAACTTTTTTACCTGAGTCAGATGCAAATGCCATACCTAAGAAAGAGTCATTTATTCCAAGAACTTTTTGAATTCTATCAAATGCCCTATCTATTATGATATATTGCTGTTGTATCTCAGCATTTAGTTTATCGAGCTTAATTCCATTAATATCTAAGACTTTAACTATAGCATTTACTCTATTAAATGCTTTTTTAAATTGCTCAAAATCTTCTACTGCATTCTCTTGAACTAATACTCTGTTAGTATTTACAAGAAATTGAATTTGAAGTAATGCTTGATTTATAGCATTCTGAGATTCATATACATCATTAAAAACTCCATAATACTCAGCTTTAGAAGATTGAATGAGTTTAGTTACAGTATATGGAGATTTTACTTTAGAATAAGAAATATCAGTTTTAGATAAGATATGATCTCCAGACCAATAAACAGACCAAGTTCTTCCTTTATCATCGTGCCATATAGTATGAACTATTAAATAATTATCAAGTTGATTATATCTACCATCAAATTTATTATTAAAAGTAAACTCAAACTCTGCTTCTTTTATATCTAAATGATTATCATACGGCTCTAATTTTGTCCAAGTATATGGAAATAATTTCTTAACTGTTTCTTTAGGTAACCATTTAAATCTATGTATAAATCTTGCATCTGAATAGTCAAGTTTTCGAGACATTGGATCTAATACAAGTTCATATGAAGGAACATGCTCTTTAATTACTTCATATATAGGTCTCCCAAACTCATCTTTTTTATTAGTAGATCTTATGAAAGTATAAGCACAAAATAGTCCAGAAAGAAACCCATCCATTTTTATAGTATCAGCAAGCTGTTTAAAATTATTTTTATAGTCTATATATTTAATTACATCATTAAAAATTTGAGCAATCTGAAGATCTTCTTTTCTTACAGGAGCTACTCTAATAGTGTTAATTACATTAGAATAATACCCTATAAGTTGACGAGTAAAGAGTTTGATAATATTAAAAGTTTCAGGAGGTTGTCCTATCTCTCTAATATATGCTTCTTGCTCAGGAGTATATTGTCTATTATGAAACATATCTTCTATTAAATTAGCCTTATCTCTACTCTCTTGATATGTCTCATATCCTACTTGAAAGGAATCTTTTAAATTATCTATAGTTAATTTCATCCTCTACTCCTTATTTTATCCAAAAAGAATCTAACGGCTTACGATTCTTTTTAATAGTCTGAGTCTGGGTTTGAGTTTGGTCTGGAGTCTGGGTCTGAGTTTGAGTTTGAGTCTGGGCATAAGGAAGTTTCTGAGAAATTTTAGCAAATAATCTCTTAGTTTTATCTAATTCTTTCTTACCGTTGAGATATGTATAAGGAACATAAGGTAGAACTGAATTTAAATTATCCTCAGCATTTTGAATAAGTTGTGATGTAAATCCAGAAAGAGATGCTAAAAATGACTCTTTATTATTCCAATTACCTCCAGTAACTATCTCAGTTCTTCTCTCAAACTCTGCATCTGTTAATTGTTGTCCAGACATAGTTAAAATATAATCAGCTATTTGTTGTCCTAATTTAGATTTAAATTGCCATCTTCTAAATTGTGCTAATAATTTTTCTCTATCTTCTGGATCATCTTTAGAAAGATATAAAGATCTAAAATTTGCTAATTTATTTAAATCGTCAGTAACTTTATACCAAGCATTACGTGGTAGGGATTCTGCTTCCTTTAGAAGTTCAGTAAATCTTTTAGCTAAAATAGGAAGCTTCATTATCTGTTTTTTCTGATCTATAGGTATAGTTATGCCCTCTTTCTTATTTTGAGCCTCTATTTTCTTAGTTATAGCAAAAATCTCCTTAGGAACTCTGCGAGAAAGATCTATATATGGCAGAGTTTCAAGTAATCTCTGCTCAATTTCAGGAGATACAGGCTGATTATTTTTAAGTTTAGCTATAGTTTCTTTTAATTGAATCTCAGCTTTTTTAGTATCTAATTCAGCTTTTTTAACTTTTAATTGTTCTTTAATTACTTCATTTTGTAATTTTTGTTGTTGTAACTGAGCTTTTGGATCTGGATGTTTATTAGCATAATAAGTAAGAAAATCATCTATTGTAGCATTAGGATTCTCTTGTCTATATTTTTCATATTCCTCAAGTATAGCTTTAGGTTGAAGAGATTGAGCCTCTATTGCTGCTAAATCTGCTTCAGTTTTAGCAGGGTAGATATTTTGCTGATATTTAGCTTGAGCCTGCACAGCTTTGGCTTGTTCTTCTTTAGCCTCATAAATTTCAGGAACATCAAAAGCACCAGATAAAATATCCATCATCTTCTTAAGTCTCTTTTGAGCTGCTTCTCTTGTTTGCGAATCTACATAAGAATAAAAACCATTAGTATTAACTATATGAGGTGTAGGAACTATTTTAGTAGTTCCATCTGCAAGAACTGCTTTAAAATATAGAGATTGCAATGCTTTTTGCACATTAGGATCAGCTAATTTAGCTCTATTTAGTGGAAGTTTTTCAAGTTTCTCTATCTCATCTATATCTTCCTTTGAAAGAGGATCTATAGGTAATAGAGAATTAACTTGAAAAGCATCCACTAATCTCTGCTTAAGTATAGGATTATTTAGCAAAACTCTATTAGCATCAGATGCTCTCCCAGCTAAGAGATAAGCAGTTGTTGTGGTCATAGCATCTTTTGAGAGAAGATCTTCCATAACTTGAGATTTTTGAAGGGCAGTCATTAATTGTTGATTTAACATCTCTTCTTGAATAGCTAATGCTTTCATTCCTCTAATATTTGGGACATACTCTCCAGTTTGTGCATTAAGCTCAAAACCCTGCACATAATTTTTTAATCTTTGTTGCCTTTCTCTTCTAATATCAGTATTTCTTTCCATCCCAAGTCTAATGCCTTGAGAAAATCCTTCTAATGCCATATCTATCCTTTATGCTAAATTTACTTCAACCAAGAGTCTAATGCACCATACGGTGAACGCTGTATAGTAGTAAAGTAACCACCTAATTTACCTATAGCATTTCCTATAGTATTATATTGTTGACCTAATGCTTGCCCATATCCTTGCATTGTAGTAGATAAATTAGCAGATACATTAGACATACCTCCAGCTATTTGAGTATTTTGACCTAAGCCAAGCCCAAGGAATTGTGATTTCATAGCCACTGCTTTATCTTCCGCATTAGCTTGAGATAAAGCTTTTTGAATCTCTCCTTGAAATGTAATATCCTTATAGAGACTTGCTTCTAATCCTGAATTAGCTATATGTCTTTGAGCCATCATTTGAGACAACTCTTCCTGCGTTTCTTGCATAGCTTTCTGGATAGCTTGCCTCTCTTTTGCTGAAATCTTATCGCCAGTCAGGTTTTTGAAGTAAGTTCCTAAATCTTCTTGGAGTGAGCCATAAACTTTATACCAATCTTTATACATCTGCTTATAAAAATTAAGTTGCTCTTTTTGTATACCTACTGCTTCTTTATAAGCATCTGCCATTTTAGACATACCTTTATATTGATAATACCCTTCTATACCTCCAAATATCCCTCCAAGCAAATCACCAAATCCCATTTTACAGCCTTTCTAAGTAATTTTTTTGAGTAAGTTTTGAAAATAATCTATCTATATGAGGTTCAAAAGTCTGTCCTATAACTATCTTTTTAGGAAACATAGCAAATAGATGATCTAAAAAAGTTTTAAAAAGATATCTATATTTAGGTAAGAGATAGATTTGAATTAAAAAAATATATCTATCTGAGTGGGGTTTATAAGTAGCAAAGCCTATTAATTTAGATTTAAATTTAACTATTACTGTTTTTAAAGTAGGAGGTATATAAAAAGCTATGTATCCTTTTGTAGAAAGATAGTAGTCAGCTACCAGGGGTATGATAGGATTATATCTATAAGGTAATGGTAATTCTATGAGTTTTAGTTGTTGAGACATCATATAACCTTATTGAAAATAGATCTATTTGTATGGGAGTTCTGGAAGAGTCCTATGTTATTGCTATTTTATTATAGCATATGAAGGAAATATTAGGAAGGAGTTGGAGATTAGTTGAAGTTATTAGGAATTTGAGGAAATTTGAAGGAAATTTGAGGAATCTGAGGAGATTTGAGGGAATTTGAGGAGATTTGGGGAAATTTGAGGAGATTTGAGGAAATTAATTAGAAATCTTCGAAATATTATGATACTCCGAAATCTTGGTAATATTGGAAATTATTGAAATCTGGGAAGTGTAGGGAATGGGATATATCCCCCGCTTACCCTCCCCTACCCTTCCTTGCAACCCCTTACATCTCCTCAAATTTCCCCAAATTTCCTAAAATTTTCTCATATTATCTAATATTTTGCTACATTTCCTCGAATTTTGACACATTTACCCACACTTTTTACCCAACTTCTCCTAATATTCTTTAATATTCATACCAAATCAACCAAATCTTGACACATATTATCTAATATACTTATATTTTTTAATATACTGCCTAAACACAAAAGATTTAATTGAATTCTAAGCTAACCTTAGATATTATCTATATATTTATAAATTTTAATAGGAGGTGCTAAATGAATACTAAAACTAATACTAAATTAGAATTTAAGAGCACTTACTATGAAATAATAGTAAGTGCTCTAAGAGAAATAAATGAAAAAGACTACAACAGATTTTGTAGTCTCCCAATAGGAGGCTACAAAAGATTTAAAATATTAGAGGCAAATTTGCCTCTAATAGAGGCAAATATAAATAAATATATTGTAATTAAAAAGGAGGTAGTTGAGGCTTTTGCAGCCTATAACTACCTCAAAAAATTACCTCTACAAAGCTTAGACTTTGTAGAGTATACTTTAGAATGTAGCAAAAGGGGGATAATTTCCCCTTTTGCTACTAAGAAAGATTTAGCAGTTTGGGACAAATTGTCCCAAACTGCTAATACATATACTCTAAAAACTAAGGACGTGTCTTTTGAGCACGTCCTTAGTTTTTTAATAGAATATTTAGAAAGAGCCCCTAAGTGGGCTCTTTCTATTTTAAACAGTCTCCCTAAAGATTGGAGGGAGACGCACGACCTCTTAGTAGCTACTAAAAGGCTACTAAGAGGTCTTTATAATTTAAAAGAAGAGCATAAAGATATAAAATATGCTCTTCTTTTAAAAATTTATAAAAAAGGTCTACACAAAATAATTGTAGACCTTTTAAAATTAAGGAAAAGGGGAGACTTTACAAAAGTAAAGTCTCCTTATTTAAAAAAGTTTTTAAAAGATCCGCACGCTTTTATAGAGCGTGGGGATCTTGTAAAAATTTGGTTAGAAGAAAAATTAGAGGGGATAGAGATCCCCTCTAATTTTGCAAAATCCATTCCTCTCTACTTAAATAATCTAAGTAGAGAGGATATTATAGAGATTGTGGAGTATGCTAATAAACATACTCCACAAAAATTTAAACTAAATTTACCAACCCTAAGAGTGGGTAGATACACTCTTAGGGTTGTGGATGAAGATGAATTCGAGAACTTGGCAGCCGGTTATATAACCGAATGCTGCCAAGTCCTCGAATATGCGGGGGAAAGCTGTATGAAAAAAGCCTATAAATCCCCGGATGCGGGGATTTTAGGCTTTTTTGAAAATGATAAGCTCATCGCCCAAAGTTACATTTGGGTGGATGAAGAGAATAAACTATTAGTATTAGATAGCATAGAGTGTGTAGCTAAAGTTAGCTACAGCTCTATAGCTAATCTAATACTAAGATTAGATAAGGAGATATTTCCTTATCTAAATTTAAATATAGCCATAGGTGCTACATCATATGGCATTACGCCAAAAATAATAGAAAAATTAGGGGATGCCGTTAAATACGAGATGTCCCCTAATCAAAGATATAACCCCGCGTCTTATACAGACGCGGATAAAGTTTGGGTAATAGAGAATTAATTCTCTATTACCCTTTTTATTTTTCCTATATATCATATTTTTTAATATCACATATAGGAAAAATAAAAAAGCCTAAGTTCTAAACTTAGGCTTTTTTGAGATAATGTTTTTTAAGGACTTGCAGCAGCAGCAAGTCCCATCGCTACAAGGAACTTTTAGTTCCTTGTAGTTTTTTTGATAAAACTTTCTAAGGAACAAGAGTTCCTTAGAAAGATAATTTAGAGCCTCTAATCCATAGAGGCTCTCATTTAAAGAAGAACTCTTGCCCCATGGCAAGAATCCTATTTTTATTTCACTTTTATCAAGGGCAATTTTTAATTGCCCTTGATTGTTATTATAGGCACTACCAATTGGTAGTGCCTCTTTAATATATAATTCACTTAAGAGCTTTATTAAAGCTCTTAAGTATTTTATTTTATAGAGGACATCTAAAATGCCCTCTACTTCTAATAATTTCTCCTTTTTAGGAAGAAAGAGGTAAATCTCCCTCTTCCCTCCTAAAATCTCTTCTTTTAAAAAATTTAAAATCTCTACTCTTTCCATTTTTTGCACCTCCTTAAAATTTAATTTATATTAGATTATATCTATTATTTTCTTAGAATTTAATTAAACTCTAAGAATCTATCTACTATAATATAAATGTAATTAAATTATAGGAGGTGCACGATGAATAAATTAATTTTAAATCTTAAAAGTCCTATCTCAATAAATAGGACTCAAAAATTATTGGAGCAAGTTTGCTCCAATATAGGTAAAAAATGGGCTATATGGTATAGCCCATCTAAGAATTTCTATTATGTCAAGATAAACGGGATATATAATCCCGTTTATCTTAATGATCTATTAAGGTTAGCTTCCTGGCTTAACCAGGAAGCTATCGCATACCAAATGGTATGCGATATCCACCATGCCAAAGGCATGGTGGGGTTAAAAGCGTGGAGATGGGAATTTATCCCATCTCTATTTACTAAGAAAGCTTCTAAAAAAAGAGGATTCGTCCTATTATCCACACATAAGACGAATCCTCCTAAAATAGATTATTCTATTATGCTCACCACCTAAGCAGTGGTGGGCATTAACTATCTTCTTTTTATTATCCTCCTCCATTCCCTCCAATTCCCTCTATTTCTTAATATAGGATATAAATTATTCATAATCTGAAACTTTTTAAAATTCCTTCATAATCGTTCAAAATTGCCTCTAAAATCCATTTTCTTATAACTACTGCTACCTTACCCTTAGTAAACCTCAAAAACCCTCAAATTTGGCTATTTATTAATATAGGATAGGAATTATTCATAATCTGAGAAATAGCTATTGCTTTAGTTAGGTTTTGATGGAATCTGATGGAAATCTTTTGAATTTAGTTAGGTTTTGATGGAATCTGATGGAAATCTTTTGAATTTAGTTGGGTTTTGATGGAATCTGATGGAAATCTTTTGAATTTAGTTGGGTTTTAGTCAGAAGTTTCCTGGATTCTGATAATAGTGTGTAAATTCGTAACAAATTTAAAATTATGTAGGGTGTCTTAAAATGATTTTAGTGAAATAAAAAATCTTATAATTTAATATAAAAATTTTTAATTTTCAATTATAAGAAAAACTTATAATTAAATCTTCGAATTACGACACCCAGCAGTATCCCTCTCAAGTCACTGATGTCCCATATATTGGTAGTTTATATTAAATATAAAAAATTTTAATTCTGTATTATAAGAAAAACTTATAATTCTCAAGAGCAGTTAATCCCATTTTTTCATTATTTTATGGAAGAGTTAGATAACACAGTCCTGCTGTGATTGACCGGTGTGCTGAAAATTGCGGGAAAGTATAGATAAGATCTTGATGGTTAGGTTAAAGATCGAAAATTTTTGTATACCCCCACCGAAAATAGGAAGGGAGAGGCATCTTTTGCAATGGCTGGAAGATGCGATGAATTGAGAGGTGGAAAATGGATTCGGAAAATTTACTGGTGAAATTTTAACATACCCCATTGAAAATTTGGGGGTATACAATTGTATAGGTTACCTTTTTTAGCGCTATCAACACGATTGAGTTATACAGACTTAACGTTAATGATTCGTTAACCTTTCGTTAATGGATGGTCAAAAAATTTAGAAATGTTAGATAAATCCTGGTTAATCTTTTGTGAACATTTGTTCATAAGAATTCGAAATTTTTAGAAGACTTTTCTAAAGTTGAAAAATTTTTAAGTCAAACAGACTCAGAAGTATAGGGGTTTTAAAAAAAATGTGTGAAAAATGTGTGAAAAATATGTCAAAAATTCCGGCTAAATCACCTAAAAAATACTCCGATTTATACTCAAAGTTCGATGTAGTAGGCTCGGAAAAAGGTTAACGAAAGGTTAACAGAGGTTGGGGGTAGGCGATACTTTAGCGTGTTGGGTCCTGCAAAAAAATCTTAGAATATTCAAATTTTTTAAAAGATTAATGAAAAGTTAATGAGATGTGTAAAAAATGTGATTTAGAGGGGTGTCTTAGAAACCCCCATTTTCGTGCAGGACCTGGTCAATTATAACCCCCCCGCACTATAAGAAAAACTTATAATTGTAGAGACTCGAAGAATTGGGAGGTGGAGAAGAAGCATTGTTAGGAGTGCTAAAAAGTTGTTTAAAACTAAGAAGGGGGTTTTTTGGAGGTTGTATAGTCTAAGAGGCTCTTAGGGTATACTATTTTGCTATTGAAAATGTATCAGGACCCCTATATAGCTATGTGCTGGTGTGTCTCAGAAGAAAATATTTATTACTGTTTACCTATTTGAAATATAAAAGTCAAAAAAATCAATATTTTGAAAATAATCCCATATATTGGGATAAAGAATTTCAATAAAACCATAAAATCATATTATTAACTTTTTAAAAATCTTAAAATTTAATATATTTGTATACCCCTATGTTATTAACCTTTTGTTAACCAAACTGATATACCTTTTTAAAAACGACTTGTATAAAGAAATTTTTTAGCACCCTCGAACAAAAAAATGGGGTTATACAAACTTCAACTAACTTCGAATTAGATCAACAAATTTCAAAAATTCTTCTCCTTCCCCCAATTCAACAAATTTCAAACAAATCCCCACGATTCAAACCTCTGACTACAACAAGCAAATAGCTCTAACCACAAGCAAATAGCTTTAATTCTAAGCAAATAACCAACTACAACAAGTGAATAGCTCTACAACAAGCAAATAGCCAACTACAACAAACAAATCTGTAATGTTATAGTTATTTTTATAATCCCTTCATAATCGCACAAAAACCCCTCTAAAATCAATTTTTATTTCTTACTAATACCTACATAGCACTAAAGGATAAAAATTAATTTTAGAGGCAATTCTGTGCGATTATGAAGGGATTATAAATAAATATCCAAACCTCTGACTACAACAAGCAAATAGCCTTAATTCTAAGCAAATAGCTCTAACCACAAGCAAATAGCTTTAATTCTAAGCAAATAGCCAACTACAACAAGCAAATAGCTCTAATTCTAAGCAGATAGTTAAGTTTCCATACAACTCTAAGCAGATAACTCTAATTACAAGCAAATAGTTACAACTCTGACTACAACAAATGAATAGTTACAACTCTGAGCAAATAGCTTTAACTACAACTTCATTTATATTTTAATATTTCTCCAACATTGACTTTCATTTTATATTATCATAATATATTATCAATATTAACTTTAGAGAGACATTAGATGGAGACTGAGTGAACCTCTGACTACAACAAGCAAATAGCCATACAAATTCATAATGTTATAGTTATTCTTATATCCTCTTCATTATATCCTCTTCATCATATAGCTCCTGTTAAATTTTTATTATTGACATATTAATTATTTTTATTTTTTGTGATATAATTTTAATGTCAATAATAAAAATTTAACAGGAGCTATATGATGAAAACAAATCAAACAATGACGATCGATTTTAGTTTAGGGCAGTTACAAGTAAAGCATAAAACTGCAATGATTGAATTAGACGGATTTATTGAATTAGTAAATAAATATAGATTAAAAAGTGGATTAAAACAAATTCATTTCAGAGATTTAATGAAAAGAGATAGTATTCAGGAATTTATAACATTATTAGGAGATAAATGTTATATACCTCGTAAAGGTAGGGCAAAAGGATATCTTTCTCTTGAACTTGCAATTAGAATAGCAATAGATATGAGCCCGCATTTTGCAAAAGAGGTAATTCAGATATTCATCGAACATAAGATACTTCACTTGAGAGATATCTCTGGAGATAATTACATAGAATTAAATGCTATGTTGGCTCTAAAAGCAGAAGAAGTATTAGGAAAACCAGCACATAAGGGTCACTATATAAACATAGCTAAGAAGATAAAAGAAAGAGTATCTAAAGAATTAGGAGAAGTAGATAATTGGAATGTAGCTACTTCTGCACAATTAGCAGAGAGAACAAGGATAGAAGAAGCTTTAACAACTATGCTAAAAGCAGGAGTAGTCCATGACTGGGATCACTTAAAAGAATTAGTAGATAAGGTATAATAATCTCTCAAATTTTAACTTAAGGAGACAAAGATGAAAGTATCTAAAATAATTTCACTACCCTTCTCTATTCATAGAGATCCTAAGACTTCTAAAAAAATTTATAGGACACCTAACCAATCACATTTCTCACCTCCTCCATATAAATGGCTAAAAGCTCCCTCTTTAACACATATAGTTAATCCACCAGCTTCACCATATTTATCATATGCTTTTATACCTTCTCAATTCCACTTAGTTATAGATTTCGATGATCTTTCAATCTACGACTCTCTACCTAAACATATCTATAGCTATTTCTTAGAGACATTTCATTCAATAGATCCTCAAATTCTTTCTAAATCTCTATATCATCCGTCTCATATCTATTTTAAACAGACTTCATATTTTAAAAAACATTTCACTCAGCCTAATAGAGAACACATAGCCTCAGTTAAAATAGATATTCTCAAGGGAAATTCCTTGATTTTCTTGCCATATCCAAATAATCATACTAAGACTTTGCATCCTTCATACCTTTCTAATTATCCTCTTTTAAATTACAACAAAATCCCTACTCAATTTATTACATCTCTAATGCTTCCTATTCCTAATGAGGTAGTAGATTATTTGTTAGAACTAAAAGGTATTACTCCTACTTCTTCTTTTTCCTCTACTTCTTCTACATTCCCTACCTCTTCTCTTATTCCTCCTAATCCTTTTATATCTGCAGATGTAGAAGGATATTACTCTTATCTCCTCTCAAATATCGACTATTCTAATCCAGATTTTAGTTCTATTAAACAAATTCTTAAAGATATAACACCTAATAGATTTAAAAGTTTTCTAAGGAAGCATATCTACTCTCCAAATGCTATTCCAGAAGGAGAAGGAATAGCTTATCTGCAGGCACTTATCTCTAAATTAGGACAAGATAAGACTTTAGATCCTTTACTTATAGCTAAGTTTATAGTTATAATAACACTAAAGCTCTGGCAGAATCCATTGCCAATAGATAGATTAAAGACTTGGTTGCACTATCTACCTAAACAACATTATTCTGATGGTAGTGCTGTTATAAAATATATGGATACATTAACTAATAAAGAGGAGTATATGGAAGACTATAGAGAAAAGATTAATAATTATATCACTCAGTTACAAAATGTAATAACAGCTAAAGAATCTCAAGACAAATCTCAAGATCATCCTCAGGATCATTCTCATTCTCAAAATCCAAACCATTTCCAAGACCAAGCTCAGTCTCCAGACCAATCATTAGATGGTTTAAAACTTCAATACACAGAAGAGGAACTCTCTGATCTTATAGTGAGACCTTACTCCTCTCCTATGAAAGATATAGTTATTCTATTTAAAACTAACTCTAATAAATTCTATACAGTTCATCTCTTTATCCACGATAATAACTATTATTTAACAATCCCTGCCTTAAGAAGGGTATTAGTTAAAGCTAATAGCATTACTTCAGTATTCAATTATTTTAAATTATCAGAATTAGAGATCTTTAAAAGATCTACTCTTAACCCTGATATTTTTATAAGAGTGCCTAAGAAAATAAAAATAGAAATATTTAAAAAACTCTTTACTTCTAATATTCCAGCAGTTATTAATCTTTTTAAAGATATCTCTTCTCCTAATGGTTTTCAGATCTCTGAGGAAGGGATTAATATCTATAACATTCAACCACCTCAAGGAAAATTTAGAGATTATCTTCTTGCTAAATATGGAGTAGACTCAGACAACACTCACTTAGAAATAGTTAAAGCAGTTAAATCTAAATTTAAATTATTCCGCTCAGATGTAGAAGCTCTTGAGTATGATAAAGAGATTTTGCAGCGTCTAAAAGAAAAATTACCTAATTTTTATCTTCTCTTAACATCTCTAACTGTAGATAATGCTCAATTTTATGGTAGAACATCTCCTGATTACACAAGACTTTTGACTAATATCTTATATTTTTTCTATTATAAAGCATTAACTTATGCTTACTCTCCTATTGTATTTCAACTCTCAGGAAATTATGGGACTGGTAAAGATACTATAATAGACTATTATCTTAAAACAATATTCTCAGATATTGGGATAATTTCTAATCAAGATTCTAAATCATCTTTTAACTCTCATTACATTACTAAAGCAATAGTTAAAATAGAAGAAGCTTCAAGAGTTAAAAATATGATTAATTTTGTTAAAAAATTATCTGGATCTCAATTTCTTATTTATAATGAAAAAGGAAAACCTCAATTGAGTGTCAGGAATATTCTAACTCTCTTTATTACTACAAATGAACCATATGTTGCTATTGAACATAAAGATGATAGAAGACTTGTGTTATTATCTTCTTTTACTGGTTCTAATATTATCAACAATCCTGACTATTCTATAGAAGGAGTAATGGAAGAATGTGGGATGTATAGTGATTCTATACCTCCTATAATAGAATTTCTAAACTCTATAGAACTTCCAAGAAGAGTAGAGCTTATTTATTCTAATGCTGTAAATTGGGGAAGGAGTTTTAGAGATACTGCCTTTAGAGATGAGCAGACTTTATCAACAGGAGCAGATGAGGCAGTTCTCTTAAAAAATCATATAATGGAACTTCATAAGTATCTTCTAAATGGAGTAAATGTAAATGAGTTAGATACATTTAAAGAAGTATTAGATAATATAGCTCAATATTATTATTTAGATCCACATAAAGGAGTAGTAATACTTCCTATTTATAAACCACATTTAAAACATACCCTACGCTTAGAGGAGATTATTAATAATCCTTCTATAATAGCAATAAGAGAAGCTGGACTTAGAAATTATGTTAAAGATAAAAAATTAAATGTTTTTAATAAAAAATTTCAAGCTTTAGAATTTACTATTAATGAGTATGATTTTTATAAAAATAGAGTACTTGAGGCATTTAAAGAAAGGTTATTAAAATTAGAATAAGGATCTAATATGGAAAATAAAGAGATAGATTTAACTACAGAGGATATAGCTTCTTCTCCTCCTACTTCAAATATTGTTGCAGAAGTAGAAAAAATCTCTGAAGCTGAGAAATCTCTTAGACAGAGATTAAAAAAAGATAATGTTATTATAAGCAGAGAGCCTGAGTTTAATATAATCCTACCTAAAATAGCTCTATTTCAGATTCTTTTAAAATCTATAGATGCTCTTTATATGCAATTTGAAGAATATAAAGAGTTTATGAGTCTTAAAGATCTTAAAGAAATAGTTACTCTTCTTCAACAACTTATAGATATAACTAATAAATTTGAAATTACTTCAACAGAAGAGATGGAATCTATTTTTCAACAGCTTTCTGCCAAATTATCTGATACTCTTATAATTCCTGAAAGTCCGGATATTCCAGAAGTTGATGTAGAACTTCTGCTTAAATAAGGATAAATTTGAGTAAAGTAGATTTAAAAGAGCTAATATTAGATCCTTTATGGAGATATAATAATCTCTATTACATTAAAGATAAATGGGGTAAACTTAGAATTTTAAGAATGAATTATGCTCAGTGGTATGTTGAGAAAATTTCTTCTCATTCTCGCAAGATTATTTTAAAATCCAGGCAGCAAGGGATTTCTACCTATTATCTTATGCGAAATTTAGACTATTGCCTCACTACTCCAGGAATTGAGGTAGGAATTCAATCTTATGGATTAGATGAAACTGCTAAGCTTCAAAATAGAGTTAAGATAATGTTGGATCATCTTGATCCTCTTTTTTATAAAATTTTTGGTGTAGAGATAATCAAATCTAATGCTAAGGAAATAGTATTTTCTAATAATAGTTCTCTTAAGATAGGTAATTTTAGAGGAGATACTCTACAAGCTTTGCATATCTCTGAATATGCAAAAATTTCTAAGCGTTATCCAGAGAAGGCTAAAGAGATTAAAACAGGTGCTTTGCAAGCAATAGCTAAAGGAAATCCTATATCTATAGAATCTACAGCAGAAGGACAAGAGGGAGAGTTTTATGATCTTTGGAGTGTATCTGTTAGGAAACTTATAAATGATTCTATATCTTCTTTAGACTTTTTTCCTATTTTCTTATCTTGGTTAATAGATCCAGATTGTACTCTTGATGACCCTAAAGCTAAGATAACTCCAGAAGCATTAGAATATGAGAGAATGCTTAAAGAAAAACTTCCTAATGTAACTTTAACTGAACAGCAACTTAAATGGCTTTCTGCTAAATTAGATGAGCTTGGAGAAGATTTTAATAGAGAATATCCAGCAACTCCAGAACTTGCATTTAAAGAAGCAGTAGAAGGAACATATTTTAAACATCAATATAAAGTTATGTTAAGAGATAGAAGAATAGGTAATTATCCACCTAATCCTAATTACCCTGTAGATGTAGCTTATGATTTAGGAATCAACGATGAATTTGTGATGATTTTCTCTCAACTTATAGATAATGAGCCACGTATTATTTATGAGTATCATAATTCTGGTTATTCTTTAGAATGGTATATAGAGAATGTATTATTCTCCTTAAAAGATAGGTTTGGATGGAAGTTTCGTTATCACTATCTCCCACACGATGTTAAAGTTAGAGAGCTCTCTACTGGACTTACAAGACTCCAGACTTTCCAGAGATATGGAATATATAAAACTATAATAGTTCCTAAATTACCTTTTATAGATACTATTCAAGCAGCAAGATCTCTTTTAGTAAATTCGAGAATACACGAGCCTAATTGCCCTAATCTTATTAAGGCGATCCAAAATTATAGAAAGCGTTATGATGAAAAATTAGGAACTTTTGTAGATACAGGAACTCCAGATGTCCACGATATTCATTCTCATTATGCTGCAGCACTTAGATATTTAGCCCTTGGGTATGGTTATCATTCTATTTCAAGAAAACCTCAGATAAAATCTGCGATTATTGAAGAAAAAGATCTACCATTTGCTACTCTTTAAGTAATTTTTAAGATTTTATCTGTTATAATTACAACAGATATCGGGAATTTCCCGATGAGATCTTTAAAAATCCAATGTTAGCTCTGAGATGAGGGGAGATTTTAATGCACCTCCTATATTTCCATAACCTCCTCCTATCTCCCCTCTTCTCAGGGCTAACCTGAAAATCTTAGAAATTTCTTAAAAGGATCTATTATGACAACTTTTACTCTCAACAGACCAATCAAAACTCCTATGGGAGAGTTGATGTATGTATTTATTAAAGGGGAGGGTAGGAATACTGCAATGGCTGGACAGCCTGAGAGAATGCAGTATGTAGCCTCTATTAGATTTAAGGAAGGATCTCCAGAGCATAAAGAATTTGAAGCTCAACTCTGGGATCTTTGGAGAGAATATCAAGAAAAAACTGGTTTCAAAGGAAAGCCAGCTAAAACTGATAAAGGTGAGTATATGATAGGACTCAAGAAGGAATATATTTCTGAAGGATCAGGAGAGATAGATCCTGAGACAGGGCAGGTTAGAAAAATTCCTTCTGGTTATGTATTAGCTAATTTCAAAACTAATACTACTTGGGCTGATGGTAATCCTAAAGTAGTAAAGGTTTTTGATTTTAAAGGTAGAGATATTACTGAAGCCTATCAAAATGTTGATTGGGCTATTGGTAATGGAACAATAGGTAAAATTTATGGAGTAGCTTCTGCTAATAATGCAGGAGGAAAACATAAAATTAGTCTTTATCTTTCTGGAGTTCAAATAATTAAGAATCTGCAAAAATATTCTCCAGATGGAATAGCTGATGTAGATCAATATGATGATGGTGAAGAGATAGATTTCAATGAATCTACATCAGATGCTGAGAATGTAGAAAAAGTTATTGATGCCAGAGACCTTCTATAGGTCTCTGAGCTTTAGCTAAGAAGACCTTCTATAGGTCTCTGAGCTTTAGCTAAGAAGACCTTCTATAGGTCTCTGAGCTTTAGCTAAGAAGACTTCTATAGTCTGAGCTTTAGCTAAGAAGACCTTCTATAGGTCTCTGAGCTTTAGCTAAGAAGACTTCTATAGGTCTCTGAGCTTTAGCTAAGAAGACTTCTATAGGTCTCTGAGCTTTAGCTAAAAATAAATTAAGGAGGTAAAAAATGATAAAGTTTATAACTTCTGATAATAAAGAAGTGACTTTAGATAGAATTAGAGTTTGTGAGGATTGTAGTTCTGTGGATTTCTTGAATTTAACTCCACATACTATTAGAGTAAAAATTAGAGATAATATTTATGATATTCCTCCATCTGGAGTAGTAGCAAGAGTAAAAACTGAAGAAAAAGAAATAGGTAAGATTTTAGGAGTTCCTTTGATTGAGAGGAAATTTT